CCGAGAATAGCCGTGACTGCATTTGCGATGAAGTTGAGCATTCGCGTGTCTGCAATCGGGGTAATACCGTCGGAGGTCATGCCATGTGGCAGACCGAAGAAGTTTCCACGATTCATTGGACGATTGATGATGAGAATACCGGCCGCTTGGAGAAGTCCGAGTTCTGCCTGAGAGTACGGAGTGCCAGTTCTAATCGTGCCGATCAGGTTCTGACAACCGATGTACGGTTTGTTAGACGGGTCCTGGTACGGAGACAGCTGAGAGACGATACCGGCGATCTTAACTGAAGGATCTTCGTATTGAGACCCCGTAGCGTCTACGACGTCCGTAGCTAGAGTGAAGTCATTCGTCACGCTGAGCCATGGAGACGAAGCATTATTAGCGTTCTTAGACGTAATGCCCGTTGCAGTACTCGTGCCAGACGGCAGAGAGATGAATGCGAAGCACGTATTGGCCTGAGCAAATGCAGCGAGAACTGAGGCGTACGACATCGTGGTAAGACCTACAACGTGCAGGAGATTGATTCCAGTACCCTGCAAGGCGTAGATACCAGTGTTGTCACCAGTCAACGGTGAGCCGATAAGGTCGGCTTCCGTGACGTCGATACCAGAGTTGCCACCTGAGAATGTGTTTGCCGTAGCTGCTGGATGAATCGCTGACGAACCTGCACTGACATATGTAATGTACGGACACGGTACACTACCAGTAGCACCGAGAATCGCCGCTTGAAGATTGGCCAAGAACGTAGGCTTGACGTAACCGCTAGCACCAGCAGAGAATATTGGCGAGACCCAAGTGGCACGATTCAACATCTGCACCGTGACCTGGACCTGACATGGACCTGCCACGTAGTTAGTACCGTTAGCGAGGGCGACCGTGACTGTGATGTTGTTTCCGTCGGTACCCGTGTAGAACGCCGAAAGGTTCGCAATAGCAGCCGCGCTGCCATCGAGGATAGATCCAGTTGCGAAAGCTGCATCACTGTGGGCAACTCGAACGTCGCAGAAGGACGTAGCTTCAGGCGCAGCGTATTGAGTAGCACCGACCAACGAAGAGTTATTCGGTGCCCCAGTCGGAGCAGCGTTGAGCAGGGTCGCATCAGCGCCCCACAGATAAATCGCTTGAGAAAGATTATTGTAGAAGACTGGAGTATTTAAAGGACCCCAATTTCCCGTGCCGGTCCTACCGATTAAATTAAGAGTCTGAAGTGGCGGACCGCCGCCTTCAACAGGGATTAGATATGGATAAACGCCGTCTGCCGTGGGAGACGGGAGATAGAAACCTACGCCTAATGAAACTCCCATTTCTTAAACCTCCAACTTTCCGGGAGGAGTGAACACGGGAGCAACCGTATCACCCACTGGATAAAATTTATCTGGCACTTGAACACAAGACTTACGCACGTTAGCGGTCATCTTGGATTCGAGTTCCCTTGGGATAAAACTTAGTCCCTCACGACGAGGAAGAAAAGTTTGTCCGTCGATCTCGACAGGTTTATGAACTACGACCCATCTCATGCGATGACTCCTTATGCGATTAGTTTTGTATTAGTGATCGTGTTTCCGTACGGATTTTCTGATTTGGCGATCGTTTCTAAAGTCAAATCGCCGATTTGAGTCGCTACGGCTCTCTGAATTACTCCGTATTCGACATAGTAACTCAGATGAACTTCGTATAGATTGTAAGAAAGTTGTGACTCGTCGATGAACTTTTCGCCTCGAGGTCTGACTAGTGCTCGACCGCCATCAGCAAGAGTAAGCCAAGGCTGATTAACCTGACCAAGAGTAGAAGTAATCGCGTCATGGATTTGGAACCGAGCATACGGCGAAGAGACCCAAACACTGACTTGAATAGTCCTCGCAACACGAGCTACTTCCATGTGAGCTTGACCTACGCCGCCAATGTTTATCTGGACGATCGAACCACCCGTGATGGAGATTGAGTCTCCTGATGCCGTACAGACAACTCCTGGAACGTCCTCGTTCATTACTGACGAAGCTACAGCTGCAGCTACGGTGTCAGGCGTGTCAGTAACTATCGCGGTATACTGAGCGTCAAAGAGAGAACCGTTAGCCGAGAAGAACGTATGAAAGTTCGTACCAGTAACTGTTTGTCCAGTAGCCTGAAAAGATGCACCAGTCGGCGCTGGGTTTAACAGAGAGAACCCCGTAGTAAGAGGACCGACTAATCCGAACTCAGGTCTGTATCTCGTGACGAACCTAGCATCTGGAAGAGCATCGACAGTAACGAATCCCGGGTCTACTGGTTGACCCCAAACCTTCGCACCTTCTGTCCAGGTAGGATAACCTATCAGAACCATGATAGAATCTGTGATTGCTGGAGTACAAGCCGCTAGAGATAGCTGAATCGTGTGACGCATCGTCTTGAGCACGTCAAACAACCTAGACTGGATTACTGGTTCGCTAGGATTGAGGTACTCCGACATCGTTTAAGGCCTCTTTCAAGCGAATCAGAAAAGCTCCATCGTTGTACGGCTTAGCAATGAATAAGCATCCAGCAGCGATGAGAGGTCCAGAGATGGAATGTTGAGCGGCCGAAGATGCCAAAACTACCTTTATGTTCGGATAAAGCTTCCTGATCTCTAGGGCTGCCTCTGCGCCAGACTTCTTCTTCATTAGAATATCTAGGACTACGACGTCTGGTTTTAATCTGCCGCATTCCTGCACTGCAGGTCCGCCATCATTGCACTCAGCGACGACTTCGTATCCAGCACGAGTCAACACCCTGTGAAGATAATCTCTCGGCCGAGGACTGTCGTCAGCTATGACTACTCGTATCATTATAACTTTCTTAAACAGGAGTCACCATACAATAGCAAGAATGATAACATCAAACAGGCTGTTCTTTCACACGGCCATACGCTCGCCGATTGTAATCCATCCAGCAACTCCCGCGTCTGGAGTGTTTAGAATCGTCGAGATCTGATACCTGTCACCGTTTCCAGAATTCACTATGTCTAGCTCGTTCAATTCTTCTCCTGGAGTAGGAGGAATATACATTTGGAACCGTTCACGGAATGCAGTGGTTGGGAACTTCGGCGCGTTTGAGTCTCTAATATGTGACATTTGCTGAAGTCCGACTTGAACCGCAGCCGCAGGAGTAGACCCAGGATCTGAAGTAAACCCGTACTGACCGTTGACTAGAGTTAGAATCTGCTCAGTAGCTTTTTGATAACCGCCCCAACCAAAAACCTCAACTGGACCACTAGGAGGTAATTGATTCGCTGCACCTGCAGACGGATAAGGTCTGGTTATAAAGGATGCGCATTCGCAACGAATGAATAGTGATTCACGAGTCGGTCTAGCCTGGACGAATGTAAAGATATTAGCTTCTTCGGCTTCGTAACCTACTTCTTGGACTAGATCGCCAATCTTTAACTTGAGATTATCGCAGAGCCCAACGAACACAAGGAGTTCGAATGTCTGATCTTCGATAGCAATCTTCTTGGAGGTTCTGCGAAACCGTATAGGAAAGTTTCCATAGTAAGGCTGAGTAGCCATCATTGAGTTTTGCGTGTTCGGAGTTAGACGATATACGTCGTACGGTTGACCAAGTACAGAGGCTGCTTTGCCTCTGCCATATTGAATCTTGCTATCTATATATTGAATTCTTGTTGGATTCGCAGGCATTCACGAATCCTCCTAGACTATACGTTGCGTGATTTGGTTGGCATTCCCCGTCAGATCTGGGTCAATTGGGACGCTGATTCTGTCTGCGAGTTCTTTTCTGTAGTACCAGAGTAGAGAGTATCGAACCTTAAGTTCATCTTGCCTCGGTTGCCATACATCAGCTTTTAACGTATCGAGGTTTATTCTCGCATTAATAAGGTCTGATTCAAGCAGATGAATGATCGGTACATAGCCGAACACTACATTGTCCGTGCCAATCGGTGTGAACTGAGGTCCAGGAGGAGTCGTGCCGCCGAACGTGGCGCCGAACGAAAACTGAGACGGGGCACTCAGAACGGAGAACGTCGATAGGAGCGACGGATCACTGGACGTTACCATGCACTGAATGCCATTGCCGTCAGTACCGATCGTCGTGATGTAGTAAATATTTAGTACTGGACCAACGAAGTTCGCAAGAAACGTCGGATTAACGTTCGGGTTCTGATTGATCTGAGTAGCGAACTGCTCGCAGATTGAATCAGGAGTGTCGCCAGTGACCGTCGTATACGTCAGAACAGTGCCACCGGCGTTAAGATTTACTACTACTCCTACCGCTACAGTACTCGGAGTAGAGAACGTAATTGCGGCAGTCGACGGAGCATAGAAGGTCCCGAACTGAGGACTCTCAGCGCCGAAGTACTGAACCTCATCACTAGGCGAGGCCTGTGAGAGGCGAATATTCATTATCGCGTACGGCTGCCACAGTGCTAGCTGAGACGAGAAGTACGGATATTCCACTGACAACGAAGACATCGGCGATAGATTTGGGAACCCTAATATACGGGCGACCTCGTCTACCTGAACCTTCGTTATCGTGTTTGCCACAATTACCTACTTATAGCGGATTGGAATCCCATGATCTTTTGCAAGCTGGAGAAGACGAGCATCTTTGATAACTTGATTCGGTTTGAACGTCACAGTAGAATAGACAGATTGAATAGAAATCTCTTGTTCGATGTCTACCACTGCTCTAGGAGTCTGTTTTGTCGGTACTGGTTGATGACCGACTGGAATGTTTACTTTGGCCGTCGCGGCCGGTTTCTGATCCGTCACGGATTAACCTTTCTTAGCCTTGGACTGCTTCTACTTTCAACTGCTTAAGAGCTGTTAAACTATAGAGAAGCACTTCAGATGCAACAATTTTTAACTGTGCGTCGTAATATCCTGGTTTGGGGAATTCTCCTCCGACAGTAGTATAGACGGCCGATGTGCCGTAGGGTTCTACTGTTAAAGGAAGTTCTATAATTACTGGAGTAATCTGACCTTCTAACGACAACAATAATGTCGCCGTGTAGCCAGTCATGTCGAATCCACCGCCACCACTAGGCGAATTGCTCGTCAGAACAATAATGTCCAATCCTTCGGTCTGCTGAGGAATGATCGAAGGAGGATAATACGTTATGATGTCTGTGCCCTGGTCTACAATAGGTAGAACAAGGACTACAAAAGGTGGAGTCATGTTAAGCCTTCAGGAAGAGGACCGGGAAGAGAGAATGACCAAGTATCTTCCCGGTCCGAGCTGTCTTCTAACTAAGACTAACTTGCCGACCAGCTCCAGATAGCAACCGCGCGAGCGCGGCGACCACCAGTACCGGTGAGCACGACAGACGAACGAGTCACGTCAGTCGGGCAGACCATGTCGCGGATCGTCAGCCAGTCGATGTGCATCTGACGACCTTGACGGTCGAGATATGCAGGCATCAGGATTTGAGCGACGCCACGATTGAGTTCAACGAGACCCGGATTGAAACCGGACTCGACCCAATCGACGAGACCTTCGTACCACGCATCAATCAATGCGCCCTGACCAGTTACGAGAGTCAGGTAGGCGTAACCAGTGCCACCATAGGCGGCAAGAGGAATACGCGGGGCGTTCGTGTTCTTGAGGAACGTCACTCCAACGTACTGACTTACTTTGCCTTGCTGATAGACTTCGGACTGACCGAGAGTCTGATTAGCTTGCTTGAAGTCAGGATCGTTGAAGAGCTGACGAGAGATAGACGGTGCGATATGGCAGATGTACGTGCCTTCATCGAACCCGTCCATATTATTCGAAGGCATGACAGCATTGTTCTCAAGATAACCACAAGCATCGAGCAGGAGAGCCTGCGTGATACCAGAGGTAACCTGCGAGAAGTGAACCGCACCACCTGCGAAGAGCTGAATCGGTGCATCGCCGGCAACGAGGACGTCGCCGTTCTGGAGGGTGTAACCACCAGAGATTGATGCGAGAGTCAAGAGACCAGAAACGCCGTTGCCGCGAGCAGCCGTCGGAGCACCCTGGGTGCCATACGGAGTGCCGTAGAGGACGTAGTCTGAGATATTGACCGTATCGGGAACTGCGGCATTGACCACTGCCGTCTTAACGACAGTCGGAGAACCCTGAACGTAGATGAATACCGGAAGCGTGTAGGTCGAGGATACAGGCGTAAGAACACCGTTCGTCGAACCAGCGCCAACCGTGATCACTGTGGAGAAGCCGCGAATATCATCAACGTGAACTACATCGCCTGTCGGAGCCTGATTGATCAGCGTATAAGCTGCAGCGTAACCGGCAATATAGGTATCGCGAGCGAGCAAGTCCATAGACTGCGTCGCCTGATGATATGAGGTCTTGACGTCGTGCGTGAACCGATCGACGATCGCAAAGTTCGTGCCAATGAGATCGAGGTCGATACCGTCGGTGAGTTCGAAGGGAGCAAACGTGTATTGCTCAATGTCGAAGTCAGACGGAGTAACGCCGTCATTCGGAGGAGTCTGCGCAGCAGTAGGATTGGCTGCAACCACGACCGGAGCTTTGAGGCCCGGACGAGTACGCGTGATGGTGACACCACGGTTCTTATCGAAGATCGTTTCGGTGAACGACTCGTTGTCGACACCTTCCCAGTAACCGTTGTGGGCCGTGAGATAATCTTCGAACGAGGTCTGCAGATAGTTTTGCTGCAACATTGGTTGGAGCTGAGAAGGCAAATCCGCGATGTCAAAAATTGCCATGCGGTATGCCGGCAGCACAACCTCTTTAGTTTGCTTATGCGTAAACATCAGCGTATGTGCCCTTTTCGTTAGGAGAGTGAGTGATAGAGCAGACTTTCAACGTCCGTCACGGACTGTCTACTTACACCCCTCACTGCGTCTCGCTGATGTTGGGGCAGAAATCTTAATTGTGTCGCATCACGCGACTAGTTGCACAAAGTCCCCTGTTTTCATGGCTTTTGTGAGAGTATTGGCAGTCAAATTGTCACTGTTAAGGTGACTTAATGGCTAGTTTATTGTCACGTTTTTATATATAATAATGTGACAATTTGTGCTTATTTCTTAGATGAGGCCTTACCGTAGCCGTAACCGGAACCAGAACCCTTGAGGCTCTGCATATAACCGCGAACGGCTGCTTCGCGTTCCTTAGAATTCTTTAGTATAGAAAGATCTGGCAGACCGTCCTTAGAGTCATTGTCTAGGCCGGCACCGGCACCCTGGCTTCCGCCTTTAGCAGAAGAATTGCCCTTCTTATCTTTCTTATCGTCCTTATCGTCCTTCTTGTCGTCTTTCTTGTCGTCGTTCGCTTTGAAGAACTCAGGATTGGCCTTCTTCCACTCTGCGACCTTGTCGAGTCCGGTGGTGTTGCCAGTCTTCGGATCAATCTTAACGTCTTCGGCGTGGTCGGAAAGAAACAGCTCCGCTGCGCGCTTGCTAATGGCTCCAGCTTCTACGAGAGTAGTCTTAACGTCTGCCACGATCAGTCGACGGTTTACCGTGTCGACTTGTAGCTTGAGAGCGTTGTTCTCACGCCGACGAGTAGCGTTTTCATCGTTCTTAGCCCTGTTGGCATCTTCTAACTCGCGAATACGTTTTCCGTATTGAGCATCAGTTTCACCAGTCTTCTGATTAGGAATGACGACCTTTTTGTCGACCTTGTCTGGTTTATCGTCAGGCTTGTTATCAGGCTTGTCTTCAGGTTTATCATCCGGCTTATCGTCGGGTTTGTCGTCAGGCGTATCATCTGGTGTATCGTCTGGCGTATCATCTTCCCCGTCGAAGAGGAACATCATATATTCGGGTAGTTCGTTACTTTTTAACATTTTTCTTTGGAGTCGCTCCATTTTTGGAACCCGTCGCGGGTTTAGGTGCATATTTTGCGTCGATCTTGCCCATCTCGTTAGCCTCTGCCACTCGTTGGGTCATTTGATCTGCTTGGTCTGTCTCAATCTTCGCTTTCTCGTCGTTCGTCGAAGTGACATCGAAGAGAGGTGCAAGATTGGCTACTTGAGTTTCTTTCGAGATACCGCCATCATCGAATGCAGCATTGACTGCTTGAACCTCAGCTAGTTTTTCCTGGCCGATGGGTTCATAGTAGTCTGGCCACTGCCATTCAAGCGCAGCATCAGGATTCGGATCGACCTTGTCCTTCTTAAGGGAAGGAAGCTCAACGTCAAGCTCGTTCCACATTTTCATGGCGAGCTTTAGTAAAGGTGTCCCCGGCATTTCGCCGCATGTGATCCTAAGGATTCCCGACAGTGTGAGTTGAGCGGTATTAAGCAGCCGCATCGCGACCGAAGATAGCTCTGCCGAAGCTCCTGTGGAAGACTCTGGAATGATTCTCGACATTGCTCCGGCTCTCTTCGCAATATCTTCGAGAGCAGAGACATAGGTTTCGATCGCAATCCGTAATCCTTCGCCAGTGATTTCGACGAACTTAACTTCGCCTTTTTCATCAACCTCAATTACGTCTGAGGCTGAACCACCCATCGCAGTACCTGTGCCGAATGCTCCACCAGGAAGTCCACCAGAATTGTTCGAATGAATCCGAGCCATCTGAGGATCGCCAGCGTAGTCAAAAGCACGACCGGTCTGAGAGAGGGTACGGTCTATACGGTATTGGAAGTCAATGACCGGTTCAAAGATACATGCGCCGTCAGGATAGTATTCGTCGGCGTCGACCGGTAAAGGCCGAACCCATTCAGCGGTAACCTGGCCGAAGTCATGAACTGAAGAACGTTCTTTGTCTATAACCCACTGAGAGTCGTCCCAATCTTTACGTTCATAAATGAACTTTGGAATGGGGAGATACCAGACTTCTTCGTCAGTCTTAAGAGTTAGCCGAACGACCCAATCATTGACAAGATCTCCACCTGCGCGCTGAAAGATTCTCTTGGCACCCTGTCTCCAAGCAGCAGACTTCGTGTCCCAGTATTTAGTGAGACCTTCGTAGTCGTAACCCTGAGACTTTAAAGCGTCTTCGCCAATGAAGTATCGACGGTCTAACTCTAGAAGAGTATCAGGTGCGTTACGATCGAAGATCGGACGGCATTCTTCGCCTGCCCAAACCTCGAAATAGTAACGCCCCGGTCCATCGGGGCGTTTTTCTATGATTTCTTCTTGGCCTGATTCAGGCTGAGCCGGTATTGTGTATTCTTTTTCTTTACCCAATACCCTCAAGACTATAGCACAGGATCCTGGAGAACCCTTCCACAGCGCATCGGTTAAGGTTAACCAGAACTTCGTGTCCTTGATAAACGCAGACATCCACTTTGTAGTGTCGTCTTCTTCCCGTGCAAGAATAATCGGCCGATGATCTTCGCCGAAAAGTAAACCGCACTGGTCCCTTACTAACTCAATAGCCAACGGATCCTGAACGGACGGACGTCGATCATCGAGGAGAATTCTTTTGCCAGTGGCGTTATTTCCCTGACGCTCCTGAGAAAAAGCGTTACCAATGTGGGAATATTGCTTACGATGGAGGACACGCGACAACGCGTTAAGTCGTCTCTGACGCGGGGTAAAACGAGACGACTGTATTCTGGCTAGAACTTCTCTATAGGAGATAAAGTCGATTTTCCTACCCTCCGATGATTATTTCAGAGGGAAGTTTGTTACTCTTCCTGCAATTACAAGAAAGACATAGTCCTTGTATGTTTGAGGCAAAATTACTCCCATTTCTACTAAGAGGAACAATGTGGTCTACTGTTAATCTCGTCTTTAGACCACACATTTTACACAGGCCCTTCTGATTGTTTAGAATTTCTTTCCAATCTTCTTGAGTATACGAACCCCGTGCGCCAAGTCTTAAAGCCCTATAGTTATGAGCGCGTGTTTTTCTATTACTTGGATCGCGTTGATAAGAAGATCGTCTTATTGTATTTATTTCATCTTTTCTCAAGACGAATCTATTATAGGCTTTTTCTCTATATAGTGGAGTAGAAGCATACTTACATTTTTTACTTCCGCAGGTTTTTACATCACTTCGCTTTGAACTGGACAAATCTAATCCACAAACAGGACAATTTAAAACAAGTATAGGCTTGCGTTTTCTATATTCATAAATTGTATTGTATTTGGGTTTGTTCTTTATCTCCCAACAGCGATTTGAACAATAAACTTTGTTCTTACGTCCGATAACGACTTTTTCACATGTAGGGCATCGACGCTCCACTTTTTACTCCTAAGAGGTGTATGCGTAGAACCAAACTTCAGTAGACGTACCGTTTGTTATTTGAACGTAAGGCGCCGGAGTAATATCTAAAGCCATTCCAGAGCCGTTGAGAACCATTGATGCCGCAGTGGAAGTACCTAGAACATTGGCGGTAACCCATTTAACCCCGTCGTACGACACCTGGAATGTCACGGTAGTCGAACCGGTCGCCCATGCGGCAACAGTCAAACGAGTTGGATATCCAATTTGAGGAGACCCAAGCGATCCACCTGCTAGCCCAGGCGATCCACTCAAGCCAGAAGACTCAGTGCCAGCAGTGCCAATAACGGTACCTCTGGTTATAGGAAATGCGGCCACTTGTTATCTCCTTAAGATTTATACCATTTGCGTTGGTCTTCTACGATTTTACATAATGGAACATGATTAGAGCAGAATGGTTGGTCACAGACGTATGCTAAACAAGCCCCGCATCTATGCGTATGAGGATTGGGACATACATCTAATTCATCTTCGTCCACTACGGAAAAGCTACAGGTTTGGGACCTGGATTAACTTCGATCGCCTCTGGTTTAGCGGGAGTCTTCTGCCAATAGGTCTGATCTCTGTTGCCTGCGCCAGTATAATCTGGGTCGAAAGCATCAGCATACTTAACGTCAGACGGGTTCAATAGATCGTTCTTTGCTTTAATACGAACGAGAGCCTTATTTTTGACATCTACGTTAGACTGAGCTTTTGCCAGCTTTGCAAACTCAATAACTTCTAACACGTCGTCGATCGCGTGAACAATATCCCGCGAGGCGATCGGAGGAACATCAGCCGCATAGGCACGCCACTTATCAACACGAGCTTTCGCACGAGTAATCTCAGTATCAATTGCTACATCGACATTTGTTTTAAGTGGCTGAATCATAATAACTCCAGACTAGACTAATGTACGAGAGCCGACTACAATCGGGTTTTTGGCTCCGCTTGACCTTTGTTGTTTGATCAAAGATGGATGAGTAGCTGCTTGCGCTCTTGCTTTTTGACGTTCTGCGAACTGCGATCCACCTGTACCGGCTAATTGTACCGGCTCAGCAGGCGGCGCGTCTTCAGGACGATCTAACTTGACAGCAGTTGGAGGTAACTCTACAGGGGCAAAAGCTGGAGGCTCTTCATCTTCGGTCTCGTCGGCTATCTGTTCTAGCGTCTCTGCCTCACCACTGATTTCAAGAACTTTCTTTTCGATAATCTGTACTCCACGAGTTGTGAACGTATCAGCTGCCTTGTCCTTATTGCTCAACTCTTGATAAACCAATATCATATTAAGAGCTGTAGCCACGTCGCCGATGTCTTTGAACGCGAACACCTTCAAGTCCGGCAGCGTAACAGTCCAGTAATACTGAGGTGTTGAACCTTCTGTCTCGCCTAAGCTGATCTGTTGAATCTGCTGGACTTTTACGCTGAGAACCTTGCAGTACTCGGCAATTTTTTTAATGAGCGGATGTTGTTCATTGGCTACTTGTTCAGACATATTTTCCTATCGTACCGTCGTCGGTACAGCACCGGTGCCCGTCTCGAGCACTCCGTACTCTTTAGAGATTGGATATGACCAACTATCTCCAAGATGACCTAATAGTTTGAGAGCTTTCCCGTCTTTATATTTTGGAAATTCCTGTATCCTAGTTCCAGGGCGATAAAACGCGCGTTCAAGATCGAGAACCAAATTCGTACAACGTTCATGGATTATAACGCCGATATCACCTTTGCTGTTTTCCAGCATTGTGTTTCCACTGACCCAGCGCAATTCTAGCGGAGGGTTGGCATTAGGTATACGAGAGGAGCCGAAAAGGCCGTGTCTAACAAGCTCTGCACGAAGCGCTGACCAATCGCTTGCACCTGTTTGTCTGTTACCCGCGTTACCAGAGGCGTCACCGTATAGTATGATTCCTGATCTCCGAGCACATTCAACCGCCTCTGGATGATTGAGAAATTCTTGAACGGCCATCGTAATGACCGAATGTCTGATCTGTAGTTCCTCGATGACGTACATTACGTCTCGCTGGAAACCGTCCACATTGACGCGTCGCCACTGAAAGAGTACTGAGCAGAGGGGGTCGATATTGAAGTCGTGCGACCAGCAGAGCGGGAGACTCGGGTCATATTTAAGCGGCGGAAGCCTTCGTTCAAGAGCTTGTTTTTCAGACCAGACGTGCTTCCCGCGGGAGAACATTCGCCAAATCCTGCCCTTACCGATCTCTCCAAACTTTCCTCCAAGCTCGATTTCCGCCAACTCCGGATCGTATGAAGCGCGGAGCATGTCGATGTTACTCTGCGGTATGAACGGGTTGTCCCAGATACTAGCTGTAATGAGTCGTGCTGGAGGCGTTCCGTCAAAGCCCGGTTTCGTGCAGAGGTCAACGAGCCAATGGTCGAGAGTGTGAGGGGGATTCGCGGTAATGCGCGTACGAAGCGGCATTTCTGGATAGAGCCGTCTTTGTTGAGCCGTACCACGACGCCGACCGATAACGTGGTTGTAGGCAAAACGATCCCACGCTTGAGCTTCATCTATCCAAACGTAACAAAGTTCGAGAGACTTGAAGTTGATTGGATTGTCAACTGACCAGACTCCTATATTGGCGCCGAGATCAGGTAGATAAACTTTATGTTTTTGGAGAATGTTATCTTTGTAGGAAAGTCCCCATTTGTCACAGGCTTCAAAAAATGACGACATTGTGCCATCAATTAACTGTGCATAGGTATTTGAGAATATTGCTATACCGGGAGTCTCTTTACCTTTTCCGCATTTCGGATAAAGCGCGGCTACCCGGAGAATGTCATCAGAACCAATAACCGTCTTACCACAACCGAGCCCGCCCACGAATGCTACTGTATCTTCGGTTGCGTTAAAGTATTCACTTTGCGCTGGCAGGTGGTTTAATTCGACGCGCATTTAACCTTTACTTATAGAAGCCTTCGATATACGATATTCCGGGAATCATGGGATGCTTTTTAGTCGCTACTACGGGATAGTCACCGTATAACCAAAACAAAGCTTCTACCTCTTGAGAGGGAAGCGCTTGTTTTAAAAGATCTAAATTAAGACGCTCTGAACCTATCCTGCCATTGATACTAAGGAAATGAACCTCAGATTTAAGGTTCATTTATCACCTTCTTGTTTAGAAAGGACTGCCACCCTTGAGGAACCAGATCAGAATATAGATAAAGGCTGCGGCCCAGACAAATTTAGGAAACGGGGCAGGGACATTGAGAAAGACGAGAATATAATAACACACCGCTGCGATGAAACACACAATCGCGAGCATCTCGACTACGGCTATAATCCAAGGGGCAGAGAACAGAGCAGCGGCTAACATAACAGCTAACATTTATTTTTCTTTTCTACGTGGGCTTCCATGCACCACTTCAGATGGGCAAGAAACGGAGGCAAGAATTTCCAAATCTTAGGACCAAACCAAACTTTTTTGTTTATTAATTCGCTATAATCGCGCATAGACTCACCGATGATATGATTAATTTGGCGTCGGACTCTTTGTAGACTTCTGCTACCTTATTGCCAGAGCCATCTCGGATGATATAGGCCGAAGCATGTATCATTGGCCAAGAAGGTTTAATCTCATAGTAAGTCCACGGAGTGACGTTTGACATTACTTGACCTCGAGCACATTATACCACTATTTACTGACCTAGTTGGACCTTCGGCGCTGTTCTTTAGTAGCCAGGCGCGTACGGGGAGAATTCTCTCATGACCCTATTCGCGACGGCTGTCGTCTGCAGGTAGGCAGACTTAGGACGAAGAGCGTATTCAAGCTCGTCAAGGTTGCCGTTCATATATGCTTGGGTATCAAGATACGTAAAATTCTGTAATGTGGCAGCCATGATGATACCTCAACAATTGTATAACATTAGTAGAAGGCTTGGTTAACAAATCTTGATACTATTATATCAGGTTTCTTTAATCTATGTAACCCTTTATTTGAGATTAGTGGTTACTAATATTCAATTGCCTGTCCACGACCATTTTACAGTTTTAAACGGATCAAGTTCTTTTGCCTTTTGTGGACCTTTTATCAATTTCTTTAAAAGCCACTTAGCCTGCTTGGCGTCCTTCTTTTTCTCAAACCGCGCCGTTATCCACTGTCCATTAAAACAATAATCCATAGTTGGATGAGTAACGGTTACAAGCCAACCTGGGCCTGAGTCTTTGTGTATTTTTACTTTCATAGTTCTTTATGGGAGAGATTCTTCCTGGTCCACAGTCTCTCTCCCGGGCGACTGCGCCAAACCCTACTCATTTCGGTCTTGTCCGAATCCCATTGACCAGTAGCGGTTTTCCGCCCTTATGTATGATCGGTCCGAAACTTTCCCCAGACCAGGAGAAATTTATTTCAGGAGTTCATCTAAATGACCAGTAACTCTCCCTGAGTAGGAGCCTGGCCAGATAGAAGGGACCAAGCGACCTGATAAGTCTTTGCTATGGATCCACTTGTCCGTCGCTTCGGAGGTTCTCAGGCCTCGTGTCACGAGCGTACTGTTTGTTAGACTGTTAAGTACTCGGAATTCTTAAGCGATTTTCACGTTTCACTGTGCCTTAGTGCGCCCGTCGGCGCCATGACCAGAAACGAGAGGTTATCGCGAACTCGTAACTCTGATGTCGGTTTTGTTGCTGGAGAGCCGACGTCCAGTTTGGAGGTTCCCTATTGAAAGTCGCCAGCAAAGACGACTCGATTACTATACCAGATTTGGAGGCTCTTGTAAACCCCTATAGCCAAATATCATCTGGTAGGGGCCATACATGTCCTTGACCGTTGCATCCTGGACAACCTTTGTTATAAATAGATGTAGTACCAATACCTCCACCGTAGTCTGTGGATGAAATAACTGAGATCCAACCTCGACCCCAACAAGCGTCACATGTGATCATGGAATACAACCGACCGAACAGTCTACCGCCGAAGATTGACGTGGAACATTAAGGCCATCCTGAAATCCTATCGAATAGAACACGCCCGCAATGAGTAGCCCCATGATCAAAGCTAAAAATGCTACAATAAGGTCTTCGGGAAACAAGAAATTACGCATTAGAAGTCCCCTGGTGCTACTTGGAAGCAGGTTAGACCCTCTTCACGCCACATGTTTACGACCTTTGTCCTGTCGTCGAAGACGCAGAGGACTCGATCCTTTGGAATCGTGCCGTCGTTTAACCACTGACGCTTTAACTTATCGTCTGGCTGATGGTCATTAGCCTGGCGCATAATTAGCTTGTCTGGGTAGATGCCGTTCTCGGCTAACCAAAGTATTGTTTCTGACTTTACCTCGTCTGACCTGCCAGATACTATCCAGCGATCATAATCTCCCCATTCGCCTAAGGCATGCCACATAGCTACGACAGGCTCGTTCACCGTATCTCCAGGACAGGCAGCATAGAACTCTCTCCATTGCTTCGCTCCGTTCTCCACTAAATGACGCCGATGAGAAATGTTTGCTAAGGTGCCGTCCAAATCGAAAAGAACAATGTCACGCATTAAATGATTCTTCCGCTGTCCTTCCACTTATTCCGAGTATAAATGGCGTTTTTAATCCCACAGACAGTCATCCAAACAAGAGACCCGATGATCAGTCCCGAGAAGAAAAGAGTTAAACTATGTTGATCTGATATATTCACTCATGTATTATACCAGAAATTTTCTTTTTAGGGAGCCCAAGAAATCATGAATATTACCGAAGAGGACCGCTAGACAGATCAGACCTATCATTGCCCAGTAACCTGCTAAGATCTTTAGACGGTTACTTGGCATTTAAACTTCCTCCGGGTCCGACCGTGCTCGTATTTTTGAAATTCACAGCACCAGTGTTCAAGATTCCTTAAACTGAGTGTTTCTTTGCCCTCTAAGCACACAGAAGAGAAATCGAGGCCTAGTTTCCGCATTGAATCCTTCTGATCGTCCTGGAGTGCCCGGAGACCCTCTAAATACCAGTCCAGACTCATCCACGGGATCGGATGCTGACGTTTCCAGATCATCTCTAATCCGATCTGAGCCCCTGGCCCGGCGTAGGCCCAATCGTTCTCGGTCCAGGGGAAGAATTCTCCCTCTGCATAGAGCAGATCGGAGTAAATCTCCCACGCTAGAAAGGTACCGACCTCCGGAAAAGAGCAAAGAACATTAAACGCCTCACGGGGACTGGCCGAAGACATCAGTTCTTCTAGTAAGGAATCTTTGTTCTTGTACAGATAGTCAATTGTGTCGACAATGCGCTCTACTAGGTCAGACCCCACCCCCGTTTGCCAGGATCCCATTCTCGTACAAATCGAAAACACCGACCTTTTAGCGTTTGTTGTTTTTAGTCGTGTCCGATAGAGGTTTGGGTCCCAACCTATTCGGCCGAAATCATACAAGCAGGAATCCCAAGTGTCGACTCTGTTAAAAAACCTATATGCAATTGTACCGACAAGGGTTGTAGCAGGATCAGATTCACAGAGTAGAGGTCGAAGAATCCTGTCTTTGTAGTAGATTGTTCCACGATCGAGCTCCCTATAAATATTAGTAAAGGAGTATTTCTGAAATAAAGGGTCCGAGGTCCAAGGAGGAGGCAATTTTAGGACGAAACGCTTATGCCAGATAGATTGACGCTCGTATATCGTCGCCCAGAATCGCTGATAGCATGTAAGTGGTGGACTAGAGGCTTCGGAGTGAGATAATGCAACATTATCGGTATTCTTAAAATACGGTATCAAAGGAAACTAAAACCTCTAGGGAACGTCACAATTTCTGGGGAAAGTTGGCCTTGCGACTTTTGTCGTGTTAATAGTTACATAGCGATCTGGCTATTAAAGGTAATCTTAAAACAATGTATGCCCATATTTACGGTATGCATCCGCATGTGTCATGTGTAAGTATAAGGGGCCCACCGGGGTGCCGGCAGAGCCAGGGTGCCGGCAGAGCCAGGGTGCCGGCAAGGCCGGCGGCAGCTAGTAGCCGCGGTGCGTAGAGATGTAGGTACGTCGCGCTTCATCGGCACAGCTGGCTGCGATATAGCTGTCGCCATTGGTGCGAACGAGCGTGTCCGTGTACACCTGCTTGGCTACGATGCCGGCAGCGGTGAGTACGTCCTGAGATACGGTCATGGTCCAACCCTCCTAGCAGCCGACCGCACATGCGACCGGTCTATACATATAATAACACGCCGGTCGCACATGCACATTAGAACGGGGTTAGAACGACGTGTTTCACATGAAACACCTCTCTAAGGCGCGCGCCGTGAAATCGACGCAGGATAGCGGTCTCCGCCTAACTTACTGCAGCACCAGTCGCACGACGACCACGAGAATGAACCCTCCTCGAACGGACAATCGGCGCCGCCGTTGACTACCTCGCGCCCACACTCTTTGATTGTATGTCGATGACCAAGCAGCAACACCGCGCCCGCCTGTGCCTCAGGGTTGTTAGCGAACCGCGCAGCGAAGTCGGCATCGTGCTCAAATGAGTCAAGCCCGTTAGCCTCCGCTTGCAAGCAGTCGCAGCATATCGAAGCGTCGTAAAACTTTTTCATTGTCGTCTCCTTCGCTTGGCGCAACACAATCGCGCGCTCTCTATACATAATAACACGCCGGCATTATAAGTACATTAAAATGGGATTAGAACGATTGTTTCATGTGGAACACTACTTTTGTCGTAATTGAGACTTAAGTAGTCAACTAAAGAATTAGTTACTTAACTCTTTTTAAATAAACTATACCTTTTCCTTTAATCATTCTCTAGCCTCATTTTAATGTACTTTTCTCTCAATCTATGATATATTATATTTAAGGAGATTATCAAATGACAAACTACAATCGAGATGGTTATTGTGAGTTTTGCGGATTTTATGTTGAACTCCAACCCCATTA